CCCCCCACGCCTACCCCCCCAACCTACGCCGCAACCGACTCCACAACCCACGCCCACACCGCAACCAACCCCGATTCCAACGCCTGAGCCCGCCCCCGCTCCGCAGCCGACTCCCACACCCCAACCCGAAAAAATCGCCGAATACGACACCACCATTGAGCTTATGTCTATTCACGGATTGCGCGGCAAAGTGCGCACCAAAGGGCATGAAAGCGTTGATGACGGCGCGGGAATGATGTTCACCATCGAAGATACCTTGCCCGACAGCAGATTGGGACGCATGGCAGTTCCCTTGCCCGATGGCAAATGGGCGGTGCCCTACGGCTTCAAAACCGCGCCCGGCACCGCCGTGGATGCGGACGGTGTGGCACGCCAAATGGCGCGCGCGCAAACCTTTGCCGATGCGGGCAACGAGCTGATTTGAGACGCATCGCGCCATTCGCCCGTGTACGACAAATTTACTTTTAACGTGCGCGCAAATTACCAAAAACCCTATCCGATTACCTGCTCGGCATTTCTCAATCTGGTGCTGCAAGGCTACGATTATCAACATTCAACCTATGCGCGCGACACCAACGAGCGCATCGATCCCACCGCCTATGTTTATCCGCCGCATCAGGCTGAAACCCTTTAAGAAAAACCCACCCCATCCAGCAAGATAAATGGGATAAAGCGGGACAAACCAAAACAAAGCGGGATAGAAAATTGCAACGGTGTTGCACACAGTGAAACAAAAAGCGGACTGAAATATGTCCGCTTTTTTTTGCGTGCTCAGGGCTGTGTTATAGCCCGTGTGCGAGGGCGTCTCTGGCGACATCCAGTATGCGGCTTTTACCGTCGGATTGCAGCGCGCCGTTGCCGTTAATGGGTAGATACGGTCGCGCGGGGATGGTTACGGATTGTTTGCGGGCAAAGCGTCCGTTGCCCAGCGGTATCATCAGATAGGGGGCGTTTTGGGCGTGGATGTCGCCGCCGATGTGGTGGATGGCGGCGTAGATTTTGTTGGTGCCGATTTTGGCGCTTTGGTTGGTGGCAAGGGTGTGGATGCTGGCGGCGAGCTGTCCGCTCAGTTGCAGGATTTTGCCGCCACGATGGGTAGGCTGCCACGGCTCGTTGCCCCAGCTTTCGCGTTCGAAGTTGTCTTCGGTCATGCTGAGCAATTCGGCGGCGATGCCCTGCATCATGGGGCGGCGATTTTGCAGATTGCGCAGCAGGTTGGATAAGCCTCGGGTGAGGTCGCGCTCGTTTAGTTCGATGGTCAGCATGATATGCCCTTATGGTTCGGTTAGGATTTTAAGCCCAATAACTCCGCCACCCATTTCAACTGCGCCAGCGTGAGTGCGTTGCGGAATTTCTCTTGCTTCATCATTTCTTTCACAGCGACTTTGGCTAATTCGGGCGGGGCGGTTTGGGCTTTTTCTATGGCTACTCGGGCGGTGCGCTGCAGAAAGGTTTTGCCTTGGTTGGCGTTGAAGCCTGCGCTGGGGGCGGCGAATGTGCCGTCGGTCAGCCTGAAACCTGTGCGCTGGGCGTAGCGTTCCTCGCCTGTGGCGGGGTTTGTGCCGATGTCCACAATGATGCTTTCCAGCCTGGGCGAGGGCTGTACCAACGCCGCGCCTCGGCTGCGTGATAAGGGACGCACACGGCAACGGCAGCGGTAGTCCAGCGGCGGATAGAGTGTGTCCCACACGGGGTCATCAGCGGCGAACACTTGCCCGTGCAGCTTGCGGTGGGCTTCGCGCACTTTGCCGTCGTTCACGGTTACATACTGCCAATAGGGATGCGTGGCGGTGGCGGCGCTCATTTCGGCGTAGCGCCCCGCCATGTAGGCGGATTGCAGGTTGGTTTGGTAAATGGTTTTCAGCCGGTGCGGTGTGCCGAGCGTCACCATTTGCTCTTCGCCCGTTTCGGGGTTGGGCACGGTTTGCCGCCCTACCCAGCCTTTCTTTTCCAGCACGGGCATCAGATCGCGTTTGAAGTCGTCAAACGTCTGCCCTGTTTCGGCGGCTTTGAGCACGGCTTGATGGATGTCATGGGCAACATCCATCTCGGCGCTTTTGGCAATGGTGAACGCGGAAACATGGGCATCGTCCAGCATATCCTGCCAATCCCAGCTTTCGGTAACGCGCTTTTGTTTCAGGTAGGCGATGGCGTTTTCAGGCTGCATTTGGAACAGCGCGGCGATTTCGGCTTGGTTCACGGTTTAGCCCTCCGCCAATTCTGCTTGCGCTTCCAACCGTCCGACCACATCGGCAAGGAAAATCAGCCGCGCCAGTTCGTTCTGCATGGCGGCATCGTCCCAGTCGGGATAGCTGTCGGCAAGTTGCTGCAAGACGGCTTCGGGCGTTGCGCCGTTTTTCAGGCTGCCCACCAGTTCGCCGGTTACATCGGGCGGATTGGTTTTCAGGCTGCCTGAAACGGCGCTTCCCATGATTTGCGGAATGTCTGCCGCTTGGTTGTATTCATGGTGATGATGTTCGGCGAAATCTGCGTTTTCAGGCTGCCTGTCGATCGGCAGCAAATCGCCGTCTTTGAAACCATAGGCGCGGGCGAAATAGTCGTTGCTGAATCGTGCACCGATTTGGTGCAAATTCAAATCGCGCTGGGAAAGCTCGGTTGAGCCGTAGGCTTCGGCTTCGTATAACACGAATTTGGGGCGGGCGACATCGCCGAAATTCAACTCGCAAATCCAATCAATCAGCTGGTTGATTGCGCTCATCACAATGCGGCTGTCGCTGTCGCGGATGTCGTCGGTCACTTCCAGCCCTGCGGTTGCGCTGGCGTGGTTGGTGTTGGCTTCGGTGGTTTGGTCTTGCCCGAGCAGCGCGATGTTGATTTCGCTGCGGCAATAGCGGATAAGTTTGTCGTAGGCATCGACCGATGCGGCTTTGCCGCTGGCTTCGTGGATTTCCACGCTGGAATCGTTTGGAATGGTGCCGACGGCGTTGCCGACTAGGGCTTCCAGCGCGTCCAGCAATTTGTTGGTATCGGCATCGGTATTACTGCGCGGCTCTTTGCCAATCAGCCACGGGCTGCCGTATTTTTGCGTGAACTCCGCCCAGAATTTTAGCCCTGCGCGTTTAAAGGTTACCGCCCAAAACACCAAGCCCAAATCGCCCAAGCCGTAGGGGTTGGCGTAGCTGGCTTCTTGGGTGGGGCAAAGAAATTTGTAGGCGGGCAGCGGCGCGGCGGTTGCGCCGTTTTGATGGAAATACAGTTGCGCGTCATCGTCAAAGCCGAACCATTCGGGCGGTTTGGCGATGATGCGTTCAGGCAGCCATAAACTGCCGCGCTGCCAGATGATTTCTATGGGCTGATAGCCGAATAAAGTGGCATTTAAGATGTCTTTAATCAGGCGGTCTAGGTCGTGTTGTGCTAAGGCAGCCTGAATGGTGTCGCGTACGTTTGGCGGCACATCATCGCCATCCAACCGCCATTGCAGGCGTGCCACCACGGCTTTGCGGCGGCGCACTTGCCCGCCGACTAATGGGTCGCGCAGCAGTTCGCGGTACACGTCAATTTGTCGCCCGAGTTTGCGGAGTATGGGGTCGGGGTTGGGCAGCCAGCCGCCAAAACCGCTCATGCCGAAGCGGGAGAGTACGGCGATTTGGCTGGATAGCTGCTCGGCTGTGGGGGCGATGGTGCCGTCTGGGGTTTTGAGTTTGATGTGGGGTTTCATGGGGGTTCTTTCGTTTTCTGCCTACGCTTACGCTACGGCATACCCTTTTATACCCAAATCAAAGATTTGGACAAAAGGGCAAGGCTGCCTGAAATCAATAGCCATTGGTCAATCTACTTTCACGGCGTACCGCGCGGCTGGCAACCCGCACCGCTCCGATATTGAGTTCACGGCTGGCGTAGTGCGCCAAAACCAGCGCGATGGCGGTGTCGCCGTGGCGTTTGTTGCCGTCCTGCCCGCGCGTGCGGGTGTCGGGAATGCGCGGCACGCCCTTAATCAACTCAAAGGCGCGTAGGTCAGTCAAAATGTCTTCGTCGCGTGGCAGTTTGTCCAGCGTGCCGTCTTCCAGCGCGGCTTTAAACGGCGCGGTGTGGGCGCGATACCAGTTTTCCGACAGCATCACGGCTTGCACGCGCTCGCCGCCGAATTGGTCTTGCATCGCTTCGGCAAGGTATTGTCCGTTGCCGCGCGCGTCCAAAGCCGCGCCGAGCAGGTTGGGCAAGCCGCTGAACAGATAGGCGCAGATTTGCTCTTGCTGTTTAAACGGCATATTGCCCAGCTCCAAGATAAACGGCGTGTAGAGATTAAGATTTTGCTGGCGGATTAACGGCACAATCGCGCTGCGGTCGCCGTTGCGGGCGAAATCCACGCCAACAAAGCTGTGGCGGGTGTTGTCCAACGCGGCTAACAGCGGTTTCAGGCTGCCTGAAAGCCAGTCCGCCACTTCGGCGGCGCGTTGGTGTTCGGGCAGCAGCGCAAAATCATCTGTTTGGTCGTAGCGCAGCACAGGCGTGTAGGGCGACATTCGGCTTTCTATCAGGGCGCGGTTCAGCCATTTGCCGCCGCCGTTTTTGGGAATGCAGTCCAACTCTTCGGCAGCGTCTTCGCCGTAGGATTGGCGGATTTCTGCCACCCATGCGGCTTCACCTTCGGCTGTCCATTCTATGCCGCGCCGCAGGCAGATGCGTTTATACAAGCCGTCTGCGAGCGCATCATCAAAGGTGATGCGGTGCACAGCGTAGGGCTTTTTGCCTGCACGGCAGTCGGTAATCAGCTCGTTAAATGGGTTATCCACGCCGTCATGGGTGGAGATGATGTGCACCTGCCCGCCCCACATCAGCAACGCCATTGCGGCTTTGAGTAGCTCGGGCAAGTCGTCATGGAAGGCGGCTTCGTCAATAATCACGCGCCCTTGCTTACCGCGCAGGTTGTTGGGGCGGCTGGACAGCGCGGTGATGCGCCAACCGCTTGCAAAGCGAATCACAAACGCCAACACCGCCTGCTTGTCGTCGCCATCGGCAAACACTTCTTCCGTCTCTTCCACTTCATCTGCCGCCAAGCCGTAGAACTTCGCCCAGTTGCCACAGTCGTGGATAAACTCCAACGCCATGTCTTTGTTGTAGCCGATGTACCAAACGTTCATGCCGCTGGTTTGCGCTGCCAGCAATGCGCTGTCCGCCGCCTCGCCCCACGATAAGCCGATACGGCGCGATTTTTCGCACACTTTCACATACGCGGGGTCGGCAATCCAGCGTTGCTGATAGGGCAGCAACACCATCGGCGTGCGGTTATCGTTGGGCGGATTGTGGTTTTCAGACTGCCTATTCATGTTGCAATCCCCAAAATCTGTTTGCGGATTTGCTCGGCGGTGTCGTGCGACAGCCCGCCTTTTTTTATCGCTTGCGCCACTTCATCGGCGGTGGCTTGGGCGCGGGCTTTGACTTTGCCTTGATACTCTTTTAGCCGCGTGCTGGCGGAAATCAGCCCCGCAATGCGTTTCGCGCCCTCGCTTATCATGTCAAACCGTTCCATCGGCGGCAGCTCTTCATCGGGCAGCTCGCCGATTTGCACCAGCGCATCAAATAACTCAGTCTGCACCATTGCCATTAGGGCTTCGCTGCGGGTGTCGCCTTCGTCTGCCGCGCCTTCGGCAATCAGCCGCGCCGCTTCGGTGCTGGCTTTGATGCTGGCAAAACGCCGTTCCACCTTTTGCCCATAGCGGTGCACGGCGGAACGGCTGATTTCGTAGCCCTGCGCGGTCAGCCAGTCTGCCAGCGCGGTGTAGTTGGCAAACCCATTTTCGGACAGCTTGCGCTCCAAGCTGTGGCGCACGGCTTCGGGCAAAGCGTCTATGCTGCTGCGGCGTGCCATATCAGCTCTCCCAGTATTTTGGCGGGCGGGCGATGCCTGCTTCGCAATCAATGGTGTACTCGGCGATGTCCACGCCTAGGCGGTTTAAATCGGCAAACCACATTCCGCTGGGCTGCTTGACCAGTTCCACCAAGCGGCGGTCTTTCAGATAGTCCAGCTGCTGGCGCAATTCTAAGGCGGTGGCATCGGGATAAATCCCGCGCATCACGTCCAGCAGGAACACTTCGCTGGACGTGTAAGGGCGGGCTTTATTGAGTGTGTTGATGATGTGCCAGCGCATACCTTCGCGGCGTGCTTTTTCGTTCATGGTTTCTTTGCGCTTTCTATTTTGTAGAGTTCGGTTAGGGTTTTGTGTATGCCGTCCATTTTGGCTTCCAGCACGGCTTGGTTGCGGATGTAGTCTTCACGCAGCACATATTCGCGCGGCAAGGCGGCTTTGAGAGCTGCAAGCTCTTGGCGGATTTCGTCGCGCTCGCGGGCGGCTTCGCGGTTGGTGTCGGAAATGGTTTTGACCCAAAACCACAGCGCGGCGGTGAGCATACTGGTTAAGCCACCGATTAAGGTTTCTACGTTGAGCGGGTTCATGGTGTGTCCTTTGCGTTCAGGCTGCCTTGCTGCTGGCGATACCACGCCTGCCAGCCTGAAACCTGTGCGGCGAGTTTTTGGCAATACGCGCCATAGCGCACCGCGTGGTCTAGCAAATGTTGGGGTGAGCCGCTGGCGGGACGCTCGGGGCGTTCATGTTTTGCCAGCAGCTCGGTAGACACAGGCGGGATTTCAGGCTGCCTAATCGGCGGCGTAGCCAAAGGCGCGGTTGTAGAGGTGCAGGCTGTGGTTGCCAATGCCGTTGTAAACAGTAGTGCCTTGATTGTCTTGATGTGTGGCATGGTGGATTTCCTTGTTCAGTTCGTGTTGCCGTTGTTCTAATTGGGCGCGGGTGGCGGCAAGCTGCTCGCCTTGCTGCTGCACCCATTGCACCGCTGTTTGCTGTTTTGCCAGCGCATCCGCCAGCGCGGCAGAATGCGCCTGCTGGGCTTTGAGCTGCTCGGCGGCGTATTGGTTTTTCAGCAGCAGGGTTGCCGCGCGGCATGATGTTTGCGCGATTACCCAGCCTGCCCATGCGGATGCGGCGCACGCCAGCACAAAACCCACGCAGGCAGCCTGAAACTTGTATTTATTCCAGATTTTCAGCATCGCTCTGCCCCTTTTGGATTTGCGCCACCTGTGGCACGGCGGCGATGCCGCGTTTAATCAGCGCGTAGCCGCCGACCATGCCGCCGTATGCCCACCACAGCCATTCGGGAGCGGCATCTGTTTGGATAAATTTGTAGGTCATGCAGGCAGCGGTAATATTTGCCCACAGCTTGGTGTGGCTGATTTGCCCTGTGGCGGGATTGGCGATTAAGCCTGATAGCCATTTGAGTAGCTTCATTATCGTTTCCCTTTGCGTTTAGCCCGCCACGCCGCTGCTACGCCGCTGTGGCGATGTTTACGCAGCGCAACACCGCCCAATGGGTGCGGCTGCGGGCGCGGTCGGCTGGGTTCTTTTAAAGTCAGTTCAGGCGATGGCGGCGCAAGACTGGTTAGGCTTAATGCCACCAGCGCACCCAATACAACAGAGTGTCGTTTCATTTTCAGGCTGCCTCCTAGCGTTCGTTGCGCGAAACTTGCCCATTGCTGTCCAACAACGGCAACTCAAAGCGTTCAGGCTTGGGCGCGGATTTGCGTCCATCCGCCCAATCCAGCCACACATAGCCCGCCACGCGGCTGGGTGAAAACGGCTTAATGTTTACCGCATCGCCCTGATTGCCGCCCAGCACCATCAAATTGCCCTGCTTATCTTTGCCCACCACAAAGCCCACATGCCCGCCACCCGCGCGGTCAAAAACGACCACGCAGCCATAAGCAGGCTTATCCAAGCGCGTGCCCGTGTTCAGCCAGTCTTTCGCGCGATACCAATGCTTCGGCAACGCCCGCTTGGCTTCGCGGGCGCAATGGGCAACAAACGTGCCACACCACGGCGTTTCGTCATCTTGCCACCACGCGCCCAGCGCAATCAGCCAGTTGCGAATGGTGCTGTTGTGTTGCTTGCCTGCGATTTCGCGTGTGCCGATTTCGCGGCGGGCAACGGCGAGCCATGCCAGTTCGGGGAGTTGGGTAGTGGTTTTGCTCATAAAAAAATCCCTATAACGGTTGTCGTTATAGGGATTATCGGGTTTGGGGGTTTAAAGGGCTTTTAATGCGCTTTAAAAAAGGTGTGGGGTTATTTACGTTTGTTTTTGGTTTGAGAAGTATCTTGATCGGGCTCGGCATAAAGCATAATGGGCGTAACTTTACTTATCAGTACCCCATATTTAACACCGTTTTCTACAAATTTTTCTTTACCCGCGTTTTCGTCATTCGGTTTTTTGCTAAAACGCTCAATGGTATTGGCTAACATTTTAATCACTTTGCCGCCTACGGTTTTCTCGCCGTTGTCTCCAGCAACTGCCGCCAGCATGATTGCAGCAGCCCCGCTGTTTTGAATGTTTTTAACGCCATCGTTAGAACCGACCATATTAACCATAACGCTGGTGATTTTACTGGTTGTTGGGTCAACGGCTACAACTGCGGAAATATCATTATCAAGCCGAATAAGATGCACTTTTCTGATGTCGCCCTCTCCCGATTTTTCAAGCTCGGTATTATCGGGGATGGCAAAAGGTAAATCGGCAGATTGGAAATCCGTTATTACCCTGCTTTTCCATGTTTCAAAATCCAATCCTAAATGTGCAACTGGTTGTTCTATTGGTTTTGCTTCACTTGATTTCGCCGCACTTGCTGCAACAGGCTTGCTGGCAACTTGTGTTGGAACAGGTGTTGCGGCAGGTTTGGAAGCAGAAATCGGAGCAGATGCTTGTTCTGGCTTGGTTTGAGATGCTGCTTGCGGATTGCCACTCTGCTCGGCGGGTTTGCCTAGATCGGGGAATGCCAGCACGGCAACAATCATACAAACAATGGCTGTGATGCTGAAAATTGTCAAGCCAGCCAAATGGCGCACGAAAAATCCCTTGCCGTTTGCGCCCAGTTTTTTGGCAACCCGCTCCCAAGCAAATGCGGCAATAACAAACACTATCAAAAATATCAAAACTTCCATGTTGCTTCCATTATTTAAGACGTTAAAAAAATCACGCTACTTTACCAATCTCAATTTCGGCTTCTTTTTTCTCTGCGCCCTGCGCGACGCTCAAAATGACAAATTTGCCGTTATCGCTGGCTTGGCGGTAGTGAGTTAATAGTTCTTGCTCATCTTGCGCCAACAAATTTTCAGGCTGCCTATCTGAAACAGAAAATAATGCGCTGACATCTATCCCGATATTCAAAAAAGAGACTAATACATCTCCACTAGGCAAGAATACGCCACGTTCATATTTCCCCCAAGTTTCCCGTTCAATTCCTGCTTTTTGGGCTGCGTCTGCTTGCGTCAAGCCCATTTTTTTTCTTTGTTCTTTCAAACGATTACCAAAAAGAGATTTAGAAATCACAAAATAATCCTTGCAAAAGAGATTTTAAAATCACATAATTCACACATCGGACAGCATTAACCCTGATTTAGTACGCGGATAGTGCTGTATTTTATCATAAATGAAAAGGGCTAGACATGAGCATAAGTGTTGAAAAGTTAAAAGAAAACTTTGAGCGAAACGGTAAAACTTTGGCACAGTGGGCGCGTGAAAACGGCTATACGCCGCGCGATGTTTATTTGGTGATCGGCGGGCAGCGCAAAGGGCGTTATGGCAAAGGGCATGAAATCGCAGTGAAACTTGGTTTGAAGGAGCAACCCAATGGCAACCAGTAAAAAAGGCAGCCGCATTTTGCGGGTATATAAGGCGTTGGAAGCGCACCCGATTATCGGCATCAGCAATAAAGAGCTGGCGGAAGGTTTGGGCTTGTCGGCGGTGCATGTGAGCCGCGATTTGGAAGACTTAATCGCCGAGGGGCTGGTTACCAAATTGGATAACGGCAACTTTGCTTACAGCGTGAAAACGCTGCAAATCGCCGAGCGGTTTCATCGGCAGCAGGAACGGCTGCAAAGCAGGATTGCCGAGATTGGCAGACGGGTTGAGATTGATTAACAGATTAAATCTTTCCCGCTGGCGGGAAAGATTGGAAATTACCCGATGTCGGGTAATTTGGAGACAAACATGGAAATTTTAGATAAAGAACAAGCAAAGATAGCGAATATAACGGCTAACCAAAATTATCAAGCCGCACATAGCGCAATGGTAATGGAGCAGTGGGCAAATGGTGAAATCTATGACGAAGCCACATGGATTGAACGCGGTCGTCAAGCAGCATACAAAACAATGGAAGGAATGTTTGAGCTAGGACGAGCTTTAATTGTTTTAAAAGAACATACCGAACATGGTCGTTTTTTGGAAATTGCTGATAAGGAACTGGGCATTAAACGTACAGAAGCCGCCCGCCTGATGGCTGCCACCCAACGCTTCGCCACCCCGCAAATGCAAAAAGCCGCGCCTAAGTTGATGGATTTGGGCAAAAGCAAGCTGCTGGAATTGTTGGTGGAAGAAGACGTTACCTTAATCGGGCTGGCAGACGGCGAGGAAGTAAACGGCATGACGCTGGACGATGTGGACAGGATGACGGTGCGCGAGCTGCGCTTGGCGCTGCGCGAGAGCCGCGAGGACGCGAAAGCCAAAGATAAGGTGTTGGCGGATAAAAACGCCAAGATTGATGAGCTGGCGGAGAAACTGGAAAAGGCGAAAAAGAAAGGCGGCGTGAAAGAGCCGAACCCCGCTGATGTTGCCAGCGAGCTGCACATGGCGGTGGGCGCGAAAGAAGTGGCAATCCGCAGCCAGCTGGCGCAACTGGGGGATTATTTTGCGCAAATGGCAGCGCACGAGCAGGCGCATGGTTTATCGCATCAGGCGCGGATGGTGGGGGTTTTGAACCAAATCATTATGGATTGCCAGCATCTGCGCGACCAATATGGGCTGCCTGAAAACACGGGCGATGACGGTGTGCCTGAATGGTTGCAGCCTGAAAGCGAGTAGCTACTATGAATGCGGTATTGAACGAGCGTTTACGCGCCATTGCCGCGCAGTTGGATGCCCTGCCGCGCGGCGGCAAGACCGAGTTTGTTCGGTCGCAGGCGGTAAAGCTGAATATGAGTACGGCAACGCTTTATAAGGAGCTTGAGCGGGTGATGGTTAAACCTGCGCGCAAACGCCGCGCCGATGCAGGCAAAACGGCGTTGAGCGAGCGCGATGCGCAGATGATTTCCGCCTTGTTGATGGAAACGATGCGCAAAAACGGCAAGCGGCTGATGACCGTGGAAAGGGCGGTGGAAAAATTGATAGCGAATTAAGAGATCGAATGATTGAATCGGTTACACGCAAAGATGATGTAAACAAGAAGCTCGGTGATTCTGATTCAGAACTATCAAATTTCAAAGAATGGATGATTGCACACAGAGACGCAAATGAACAAGGTTCGCTGTTAAATGTAATCAATCTCCCAGCGGATATGCAATATAAAGACAAACTGCGGGGCGGATAAAATGACTGAAACAGTAACAATCAGCAAGGCGGAATATGAATCGTTGTTGAAAGATAAAGCGCGGTTGGATTTTATTAATGAAAATAAACACATTTATTTTGTCGGAGTGTGTTGCGATGACAGTAATTGGTTTACGTTTCCGAAAAATGGCGAAATTAGAGCCGCAATAGATAAAACAATGGAGGAAATGGAAGATGAGTAACGAAAATAACGGCTGGATTAGCGTTGAAGATAACCAGCCTAAATTAAACATCCCAGTCTTAACATACGACAAGCAAAACGATACCCAAATGGTTGCAATACTTAAATATATGTCCGACGGCGATTTTTGCGAAAAAGAATGGAACTACTGGGAAGATGTGAATGGCAATGAACTAGACACTGATTATCACTCCATTACCCACTGGCAGCCACTTCCACAGCCGCCAGTTATCAAATAAAAGTTGATAACTCAATGATCCGATAATTCCGGATAGTTAATTCAAGCCGTCCTAAAGGGCGGTTTTTTTATTGGAGTAAATATGGAGACAAAGGATAATGGAACAACAACCTGCCGATAG